ATGTCATCGGTTTCGCCGGTGTATTCCAGTTCAAAACCGCGTGAATCAACGTTGAAATCATACGTTCCGCCCAACCATGCGGAATCGTGAATTTCAATTTTGTACGAATCGCCGTTGTCGGACGTGAATTCGGATTTGAAACGTATCGCCATATTAGTATCCGCGGTATCGTGAACGTTCGCGTGTTGCGCGCTCTTGTGACAATAGGATGTCGGAACCTTGAATGCGTCCCGTGACATTTATATTTTGCGCGCCGCCGCCCATGAATCCGTCCAATTTGTCCAACGGAATCACCGCCTCCGGACCGCGGCCCTCACCGATCAATGCCAATGTTGGTCCCGTAACGATACCGCCCTCGGCCATTGCCGGGATTCCCGAACCCTCGGACATTGCTTTCATTCGGCCCTTCATAGCGCCCGCCAATGCTAACAATGCAACACCCGCGGCAATAGCGCCGGGACCTTGCATTGCACCAACGGCGGCATTGAATGCTATTTGTGCGAATCCGTATTCGACAAACATTTTTCCAATTTCACTAAACAACGACGCGAATTGTCCGACAATGAACATTCCAAAATCCGCAAATGTCGCCTGCCCAACCATCATTGCGCCCGCCATTTCGGAAAGACCCACAACGGTGTCGATGGCCATTGAACGCATTAAATCGGAAATCGCATTTGACATTTCAATCGCGGCCAATTTCATTTTCGTGAAACCCTTCGGAACATCTTGGAAAACGGGGGCTTCCTCCAAATCCAAATCATTGAGGTCCTCCAATCCCATGACAACGGCATCAAGTGGTTGGATGGTTTCTTGCAATGCATCGGTTGTTTCCTGCAACATTGCCGCGTTGAATTGCGCCTCAAGGGATGATAAACGTTCAACCTCATCATTGAGTGAACGCATTTCCTTTGTTGTTCTCTTTATGTCCTTGTCCTTGTCCTTATCCTTGTCCTTGTCGTCCGTTTCTATATCATCCAGTTCCTCCGCTATTTCCGCCAATTTTCCAAGTTCCTCCGTTACGCCCTTTGCCTCGTCGGCGGTATAACCCAAATCCTTTTTGATTTCGCTAACGACCTGCCCGACCCCCTTCAATGCGGGGACGGTTTCGTATTCGAATTCTTTGAAGGTGTTGATTTTTACCTTGTCAAAACCAAGGGCATCGGCAACAGCATTGAATGTTTCAATCAACGGATTCAATACCTTGATGCCCATGTTTGCCATGTACTTCAAGGCATTGACCGAAACAACCTTGACGGTATCAAAATTGTATGCCAAATATGTCAATATGGCCGCAAGGGCCGTGATGCCTAAAATCACCAATGTGATGGGTGATGTGGCGATTGCCGTCACAGTTCCCCATGCGGACGTTGCGGCGGTGGAAAGCCACGTTGCGGTTCTTAATGAAACCAATGCCGATTGGAAGGATCCAATTAACCAAATGATTGGACCAATCGCGGCGCCGAGGCCCGCAACCACCAAAGTCGTTGTTCTAATTGGTCCGGGTAAATCCGTGAACCAATTGAAAAAATCACCCAAAATTTCGACAACCGGTTCTGCCGCCTTCGCGAAATCTTCACCCGCGCTTATTTTCAAACCCTCCCACGCCGAATTGAATTCCTTCATTGCGCCCTCGGCGCTATCGTTCATCGTGTCAGCCATTTTCTGCGCTTCGTCCTTCACGCCTTGCAGGCTTTCCGTCATCGGGTCAATTTGATCGGCGCCACCGGCCAACACCAACAATGCGGATTGCGCGGAACGCCCCACCTCGTCCATTGCACCCTCCATCGTGATGCCTTGGTCGGCTAATTTTTTAAGTTTTTCCGTTACTGGTTCGGAACCCGTCCCCAGTTCGGAAATAATACGGCGCAAAGCGGTTCCGGCCTGCGAACCGGAAATGCCCGCATTCGCCAAAAGACCAATCATCGACGTCGTTTCCTCAACCGAAACACCCGCGGCATTTGCGACGGGCGCAACGTACTTCATCGATTCGGCGAATTTTTCCATGTCTAATGCCGATGTGCTGAACGACAATGCCATGACGTCGGCGAGGTGTCCCGTTTGCGAAACATCCATTTGGAAACCCCGCAATGTACTACCTACCACCTCGGCGGCGCGGCCCAACTCCGTATCGGTCGCCTGCGCAAGGTTTAGCGTTGATTCCGTGACGCCATCAATTTGTGGGGCCGTAAAACCTAATTTTGCAAATTCCGTTTGTAGTTTCGCAACATCGGAGGCCGAAAACACGGTGGTCCGGCCCAGTTCCAAGGCGCTATTTTTTAGCGATTCGAATTCGTCACCAGTCGCGCCCGATACGGCCTTGACCTTTTGCATTTCGAATTCGAATTCACGAAATGCATTGAATGAAACCGCGCCAAATGCGACGACGGGCGCGGTCAATTTCATCGTTAAATTTCCGCCCAATTTCTGCATCGAACGCGCGGATTTTTGCATTGCGCGCTCCGCCTTATTTAGGCCGCCAATCAAAGGCGCAACGTTCGCGAAGAACCGAAGGTTTATGGACGAAAGATTCATTTGCCGCCGAATTTTTTATTTATCGCATCTAAAATTTCACCTCGGGACCAAATGTGTTTTGGTGCCTTTTTCATTTCCCATGGGAACGTCATCAAATCTTTCGGCTTGATGCGCTTTTTTGTATGTGGCGCAATCGTAACCGATGCGATCCACCGGGCGCGTTCCCAATCGCCACGGTATTGCATTTCTAATTTCTTCGAATATCCATCCGACATGTTGTAAAACTCACGCGGAAGCATATCGTAAAATTCGGACGGCCTCAATCCTAATTGACCAAATGCGTAAGATTCAAGGGAATCCCATGTGGGTTTCTCTGCTACTTCGCCGCCTTTGCTTTGGTCATTGGCTTTTTTTCGTTGCTTGAAAATTGATTGTTGAACGTATTGAACGCCTTTTCCAAAATGCTACTATCATCGTCCAAAAAATCCGCGATGTCATCAACGGACAAATGAAATGGCATTTTTTCCTTACGCGCGCCGTCCTTAAAACCGCACCACACCAATTTGATTGCATGGTCCAACGTGATGTTGTTTTGTAGGTTTGGCAAATCGCTCAATGTCGTCCCGGTGATTGCGGTGAATTCGCGTAATGCGTTGAAACCGAATCGTACTGGGTAACGTTTTGTGTTTACTTCAATGAATTCAATCATACAAAAAAAATAAAGGGGCGGCGTAATTACCGCCCCTGCAAATTTACGCAACAGTTCCTTCAGTCAATGCGCCAGTCCCTTCAAAACTAAAGGACATGGAAACATTGTCTTCCATTCCCGCCTCTTGGTCCAAACTGGTCAAATAACCTTGACCGGAATAGTACTTTTCGTCGGTACTGGTTGAACCGAATTTCACATACAATTTGGTGCGACCGGTGAGGTAGCCCCAAAGGTCGGAATATCCGTCTGCGCCCGTGATGTTATACGTGACCAAACCATCGCCGGAAAGCGACCATGATTTTTGTCCCTCTAACAATTCGCGCCAACCGGCCGAATCCTTGTTTGAGGTGTCGCGCGTTTCCATTGAAAGGGAAAGCGATGCACTCGTACAACGACCGACCTCGGAATATGTCACACCGTCCGTGCTGAACTGAATCAACACATCCGTTGCGTTCATGATGCTTGTTGATGCCGCCATGATTATTCTTGGTTTTTAGATTCTAATTTAACGCGAAGGAACCCGTGTTCCTCCAATTGTTTGGCAATATGGTCGGGAACCATAACGCGTGAACCTGCCCGAACAACGCGGTTGTTCATGATTTCCCAATCCTTCGCCAGTTTGACCTCTTTCATTTCATTTAGGATTTAATTACTCGAAACGTCAAATCGACCTGTGATCCGAAGGTACGTTCGTCCTCCGAAAACAAATCGCGTTCGCCGTCATATTTGCACGATTGAACAACCACCCCGCGGATGGTTTCATTCATGCGGACGAACGCGGTTCGTATATATCCAATGGCGTCTTGCACATCGGAATATTTCGTCGAAATCAATGTGATTCGTACCAATACGTCATCGACGTGTGAATCGCTATCCTTTGACATTGATGTCGTGACGTTCACGACCTCGTAAATAGCAAACGGGGA